TCTCAGAATTACAGGTTGTGCCCAGTCCAGCCGTTGCCGATGCGATGAAGGCGACGGATAGCCTTTATGAGCAGCAGAAGGGCGCTCTGGCGCGGATGCAGACAGCCTTTGACCGGAACCAGCCAGAAGATGCGGCAAAAGAGAAAGCGACCGCAGATCGCATTGGCGCGCAGATTGCGCAGAAACTCGACGAAGCAAAACAGCAGGGCGGTGGCGGAGGGGGCAGTGCGCAACCTGCTGGTACGCCTGGTGCGCCTAGTGCGCAGGAAGTCGCTCCCAACGCCGCGCCGTTCTCACCAAAGAAGGGAGACAGGGTTCTCCTGGGAGACGGTAGGCCAGCGACCGTGACGCATGTTGACGCCAAGCGGCGCATGGTGGGGATCAAGCGGGACGACGGCCGCGCATTCCCCGTGGTGCCGATGGACAAGTTGAGGCCAGAAGCGCCGGAAGTAGGCCAGGGGGCATCCGGTCAAAATCAGCCAGTTGCGGGTCAAGTGGGCCAAGGAGGAGAGCAGGCATCACAATCAGTCCAGCCGCAGATCGTCGGACCGGCCGCGAATACCGCGCCGCCTCCGCCCAGCGGACACGTAGACCTGGATCCTATTGGGCCTCCGATTCCTGTTCGTGTTGCGCAGATCAAGGCTGAGATTGCCAAAGGAACAGATGTCCGCATCTTCACCGCTCGCGTGGCTCTCGATCCAGAGGGGCAGGCTCGCGCAATCGTCGACGCATGGGTGCGCCAGCATCTCGGCAAGTCTCTTCCAATCACCAACGCGAAGGATGACAGCAACGGCGCGATTCTCGACGATCACGCCGGGGTCAAGCCGAACGCCAACGAACCGATGGACATTCCAGAGATTCCATCTGGCAGATGGCTAGGCGTAGACATCGATAAGACATTGGCCTACACCGACAAGGGAGCGAACGCCAAAAAGCCGATCACCGACAAAGACAAGGAGATTGCGGAGAAGTATTTCAATCCGGACAAGAAAGGCACGATTGCAAGCCCCGTGCCGGTCATGGCCAAAGACGAGGCATCCAACATCAAGGCCAGCCGTCTGAAGTGGCTGGAGGCGCATCCGGAGTTCAAGGACAAAGACCCGAAGAATGAGGATTTCAGCGAGAACTTGCCGGTCGGCCCCGTCGAGATGGTCGACCCGAGCAAGGTATTCAGCGTCGGCCAGGAGAACATCAATCAGGACATTGTGCGGAAATACGCCGACGCCCACGGCAAGCACGAACCGGTTGTTATGTTCGAGAAGGGCGAAAAGTACCTCATAACCAACGGGCATCATCGAGTTGCGGCTGCGCTGATGAACGGCGAGAAGGTGCCAGCCAGAGTAATCCATCTTGGAGAGGGAGAGCAAACCAATGCCAATGAACCTGGGATCAGCGGCCAGCAAAGCGCCGCTGCAAAAACAGAAGATCGTGGGAGGGAGCAACGTCATGCCATTCAAGAGCAGAGCGCAGCAGCGGTGGGGAAACAGCCCGGCGGGGAAGAAGGCGCTGGGCGGCCCGTCGGAAGTGAACGAGTGGAACGCGAGCACGCAGGACGCGGAACTCCCGGAGAGAGTGGCCAAGGGAGCGGTCAAGAAAAGCCACTGGGTCAGCCGGGCGGTGGGGAAGGCAAAGAAGAAGTAAAGGCCAAGCCGTCTTTCTACAAGCCGACGGTTGAGAGTGAATCTAAGTCCAATGAATCTTCGACAGTAACTCCAACTCCAAAGCCTGTCGAGACCGCCGCCGAGCGCTTCAAGCGCGCCCAGAAGGCCAAGTCCGACAAGTATCTCGACACCCAGGTTCGCAGGGAATCAGGCCAGCTTTCGACCCGGCGCGCGATCATCGACGAGCGCATGGCGGGCGGTGGCACCACATCGGTCAAGCAGGTCGAAGACGACGCGGCCACGCGCAAGCTGGACCGCGAACTGGGCGCGATGCGCCGCGCCGGGGTGCCGACCGGAAACCAGAGCCATCCGACAACCATCAAGTACAACGAGTTGCGCGCCCAACAGAAGGCTGGCATCAAGGTTCCGTCGTACCGCGTAACTGGCGCGGATGGAACGGAATGGATCGTCTCAAAGACGGAGTACGATTATGCCAAGTCGATAGAGGGAAAGGAGATTCCGAAGGAAAGTCCGGCTGTCTCTGCCCCTGTTGAAAAGCCTGTGGAAGTTGCGGAAAAACCAGCACCGATCAAGACGGAGGCCAATGCAGAAGAGCAGTTGAAGCAAGAAAAGTCTGCGACACAGCCCAAGTCCGACCTCGGTGCAACCTTCGGCGCATTCGGCTTCGCTAATCCAGAGTTGTTTAACCGCCTATTCCCCGACATCGCATCCCGTATTGCCGACTGGGTGACCGATGAGCCCACGACAGAGAAGCTCCAAAAAGAGATGATGCGCGAGACGCGCGGCCAGATGGATCGGCGCGTTGCGATAGCGATGTTCAAGCTCCGGGATGCGGCGAAATACTGGACGACCCGCAGCCGCGACGAATCGAAACGTTTCTGGAACGCTGTTGAATCTGGCGACCTGTCCCGCCTCGGCTCCAACCGGGACCGCGACCTGGCCGATGTCTTCAAGGCGGCATTCGACTCGATGCGGACGCAGCTTCAGGCGCTCAAGCCGGAGATTCTGCAAAACTATATCGAGAACTACTTCCCGCACATCTGGGAGCGTCCGTCGCACGTATCCTCTGTGCTCAAGGGCCTGCTAACCGGCAAGCGGCCATTCGCCGGCAAAGCAGGCTTTTTGAAGCAGCGCACCATTCCAACCATGCAGGATGGTCTCGACCTCGGATTCGAGCCGAAGACGTGGAATCCGGTTGAGTCTTTCCTCATGAAGTACGCAGAGATGGCGCAGTTCCTCATGGCGCATCAGACGCTCGAAGTGATGAAGAACTCCGGAACTGCCAAGTACGTACGGATCAGCAAGAAGGCTCCCGACGGCTGGATACAGCTTGACGACCGTATCGGCACCGTCTACCGGCGCGTGATGGCGCTCGACGAAGACAAGCTCGAAGACGTGACCCAACCGCTGACCTACCCCGGCGGCACGCGCAAGATACCCGGCGCATTCTCTGAAGACATCGAAGAGGCTACCCACGGCGAGATTGCTTTGGTCGGCCACTACTATGCGCCAGCCGATGCGGCCAAGGTATTCAACAACTTCGTATCGAAGGGCATCGCCAGGCGCTGGGCTGTCTACGACACGCTGCGCTGGATGAATGACAACCTGAACGCATTGCAGTTGGGTATCAGCGCGTTCCACGCTACGACTATCTCTGTCGTCGGACAGGCATCAGACCTGGCTCTTGGCATCCAGCAATTGACCGAGGGCAAGCCGGTCCAGTTTGGCGCGTCTCTCGCGCGCTGGGCAATGGTCGTGCCGTCAATCTTCAACACCGCGCGCAATGGATCGAAGCTCATGCGCGAATACTTGAACCCTGGAAGCTACTCGAAGATGAGCAAGGAGGCCGCGGGAGTCGCCATTGCGGGCGGCAGGATCAAGCAGAACGTGATTGAGATAAAGCCGCTCAATAAAGCCATCAACGCTTTCAGGAACGGCGCCATCCTGCAGGGCCTCTCCGCGGTCCCTGGCGCCGTGCTCCAGTCGGCCACGGCTCTTGTGATGGAGTATTACGTGCCGCGGATGAAGCTCGGCATCTTCTACGGCCTGGCCCACGACATCCTGGACGAAGCAGGCAAAGGTAAACTCGATCCCGAAAAGGTGCGCGGACGGCTCGACGAGGCGTGGAACTCGGTTGACAACCGGGCAGGCCAGATGGTCTATGAGAATCTCTTCTGGAACAAAGCCGTGCGGGACATGGTGCAGTTGGGCACCAGGTCGGTCGGCTGGAACTATGGCAGCTTCGCAGAGGCGTTCGGCGCGGTCACGGGAGCCGTGAGAATAGCAGGGAGCGTACTGACCGGCAAGAAGCCTCGACTGACGCCGGCGCTTGCCTTTGCGCTGGCTTTGCCTATGACCACTGCGCTTATAGGCGGATCGTTCAACTACATGCGAACCGGGAAGGCTCCCGAAACACTCAAAGACTACTTCTATCTGAAGAGCGCTGACGGCACCTATCTCAACATCCCCGGCTACATGAAAGACGTCTTCTCGTTTGCGCATGATCCGGTTGGAACGGTTGAAAACAAACTGGGCCCGCTATGGGAAGCCTCGGTCGAGATGCTCCACAACAAAGATTTCTATGGCGTTGAGATTAGGCACAAAGACGATCCGCTCGTGTCTCAGGTTGGCGACGTGGCCAAGTGGGCGGCCAAGCAGGCGATTCCGTTCTCTTTCTCCTCTGCCGGTAAGTTGCTTGAGCACAAGGGCGCACAGCCGACGCTCGGCTCAATGTTAGAAGAAGCTGCAAAGCATCCGACCGATGTTCTGGCTGGGCAGTTGGGCTTTACGCCTGCGCCGGCATTCATTCAGAACTCAAAGGCCGTCAACATGGCGCGCGAGTACGGGCAGGCCAACCGACCGGCTGGCACGCGGACTAAAGAGCAGGCGGCGCGCACTCAGGCCATGCACGTCGTCGAGGACATGTACCGCGCTCACAAGGTGGACCAGCAGGTGATTGCCGAGTACAAGAAGGACGGCATTCTCAATGAGGCCGACCTGGTACGCGCACGGCTCTATGCGCGCACTAGCCCGCTGATTCCGGCGGTGCGATCTCTTAGTCCGGAGCAGGCGCTCAACGTTTACGTGGCCGGCACGCCTGCCGAGCAAAAGGAATTGCGTCCGCTGATTGAGATGAAGGGACGTGAATTAGGTAAGATCGAGGACGCGCACCAGCGGGACACGCTGAAGAAGGCGTACCATGACGCACTGAATCCCAAACCGAAATTCCAACCAGGAAAGCCGATTGCGTAAGACCGGAGGATCGAAATGCCATTCAGACGTAAACCAGGAGAGAGGGCGGCCGGGGTGCCGCGCGCGCCGAGAACGCCGAAGCATCCCACGTCGCCAGACGATATACGGGTACCTGTGCATGTGCCGCAAATCAAAACGCCAGATCCAGCTATCTTCCCGGCAAAACTCCGGCTGGTAATCCAGCGCTATCTTGACACCGAGCCAAGGAGTTACTCGAAGGCGGCACAGCAGGCCGGAATGGAAATGAGCGAGCTCAACGCATATCTAAAGCAGCAGTCTATCCGCGATTACATAAAAGCTCAAGAGGACTTGATCGATGAGAAGACGGCCGAGTTACGGGCGCTCGCCCGCGTCCTAACTCAGGACCATCTCGACTCGGAGACCGTGAAGATACTCGAAAGTGCGAGCACTCCAGTCAATGCGAAAGTCCGCATGATCGAGGTCGGCTATCGGCGATTCGGGATGCTTAAAGATAAGGTAGAAGCTACTGGAGCAGGCGGTGCTCCCCTCGCCTTTCAGCTAGTTAGAATTGGCCAGAAACCGCCAAATACAGACAAGGGAGAATAGCCTGTGCTGACTACGGCAATCTCTCCAATGATCAATCCCTACATAGAACTCCAGCCTAAACAGGGCGAAATCTTCGATTACATCGTCGATGGGACATCTACCTGGGTCGGCGGCGGAGGCGGTCGAGGTGGGGCGAAGTCTGGCTGCATCCATCGGGTCATGCTCTCCAGGCGTCTCCTCTTCCCTGGCACCATCGGCGCGATCATGATGCGCAACTCGGACCAGGTTCTCAACTACCACGAGAAGCCGATGATCCGAACCTGGCCGCAATTGGAAGGCGTCTACCACAAAGGCGAGCGAACGATCGAACTCCCTTTCGAGAGCGGGCCACCGTCGATTATTCAGTTCACCTACGCAGAGACTTTGAAAGATGTTATCCGCCGGTTTCGCTCTGCAAACTTCTTCGACATCGCCATCGATCAGGCCGAGCAGTTCACTGAAGAGGAGCTGCGCGAAATCAAGCAGGCCGTGCGCTGGCCTGGGCAGCCAATCGGAACCTGCAAGCTATGGCTGTTTTTCAATATGGGCGGAGTCGGGATTGACTTCTTTCGTAAAAAGTTCCACGATCTCGAATTCAATGCGCAGGAAGACCCGAAGGATTTCAAGTTCGTTCACTTCTTTCCCTACGACAACGTGGAGTGGTCTCGGCCGGCGCTTGAAGCTGATGGGCTAACGGCTGAAGACTATTACTCGTGGCCCGAAGAGCGGCGCATCCAGTATTGCGCAACACGGTCGCAGTACGGACGCGATCTGATGAGCCAAGATGAGGCGCTAGTTAAGCGTGATTTCTATGGCTCGTGGGATTGCCTTGAGGGCGCCTTCTTTGCGCGGTCATTCGACAGAGACACAACGGTGCAAGATCCCGAGACCGTCGCCGAGATGATCAAGCCGTGGTGGGAAAAGTGGCTGGCGCAGGACTGGGCTCGCGGCCATTACTGCCCGACGTATTGGTTTGCCAGTGGCGAGATGTCGCCGAGCGAAGTGAAGAAGTTACTCGGCTGGGAAATAAGGAACACGCTGAAGGTGATTGTCATCTACCGCGAATATGTCGCTGGCGGTGAAGAGGCCAAGGTCAAGTTTGGCAGCGGCAAGGAACTAGATGAGGACGAGATTGCCCGCAAGATAGCCGAACGGACTCCGGATAGCGAGCGCGAAGCTCTGACAGACTTCTTCCTATCGCCAGACGCCTTCGGCAAAAAGAGCAAACACAACACCATCGCTCAGACCGAGGGAGAGGTTCTCAACGAATACGGGATGCCCTGGCCGCGGCAGGCGGATACCGACCGCATAGGCGGATGGTCGCTGATGTCCCGTCTGTTCCGCGCAACAAAGCGGAAAGGTCAACTTGGCGAGCAGGTCGTGTTGATTTCCGCCGAGTGCCCAGCGTTGATTAGCTCTCTCCCGTTGCTCATGCGAAACCCTGATAACCTCAGCGATGTCTTGAAAACCGACCTCTCGGCGGCGAAGATCGAACAGGACACGGCCGACGCCTGCCGGTATGGTCTTCGCTCCAAGTTAGAGCCTAGCAAAAAGCCGAAAGAGGTTGAGGCCGAAGAGAAGCTGCGCGCATTGCAGGATCAGGGCTTGGACAGCCACTCGCTGAACATTTACCGAGCTAAGTATTCTCAGAAAGCTCGGGAACCGGACGAGCCAGCGCGGATGGGTCGAGGCCGGGTGGGACGGCGCATGTAACGTTGCGTTCTTGCATTAGATCGCCGCGCTTCGGACTGCCTGGGCCGGTCAGCTTCATGTGGTAGAAGCCGTCGCTCACTGTATTCCTCCATCTTTACAGTTCCCTGATTCGTCCCATGCCACAATTCCAGCATGAGACGCCTGCTGCTGTCCATCCTGCTACTGCGCGCCGCCTGTATCGCCCAGGACGCGCCCGCTACGCCTCCGCCTGCCTCTGACCAGCCCGCCCATCCCGAAGTGCTCCACATCCCAGCCAGAGCGTACCCGCTGGCCCTGCTGAAATCCAGGCTGGCCAACCTGCTGATAGCCTCGCTGCGCGACGAGGGCCGGGGCATCGTGGACGCGAAACGCGAGCGGGAGATCAGAACGCTCATGATCAAAATCCAGACGTGGGTGCCGGCAGAGTAGGGTCAACCACCACTTCAAGGGGCGCGTACACGTTCACAACGGATGTCCGCTTACTTAAATCGATGGCACTGTATTTTGCCCGTTGAGCGTCCAATAGGCCACCGGGGAAAAGTCTCCGCGCCTCATCGATACTCACCTCGCGCTCAAACGTGACAAACGGCTGTGGATACGAAAATTGACGCCATGCCGTGAGGCGGTAGACGAATTCAGCTACACGGGTGCGCTTCATCGCATAGTAGACATAATGTGTCTTCGTCTTGGCATCAACCAGCAGGCATTGCTTGCCGGTCAAGACCTTCCACGCTGTTACAATTCTGCGTTTCCACTTCGCCATACAGTAACCTCCTCGCGATCTCTGGTGATGCAATCTGCTTCCATCCTTTGCGCGGCCCGCGCTTGCGCTGCGCTATTATCCTGATACGCTCCAATAGCTCGGCAGACGTGATGCTCTTCTTGTCGAGAAAGGCATCGGCGGCGTGCATCTCTCCAACTACTTTCTTCAAGTCTCCCAGGATGACCATCGGGATATGCGGCGCGATCTGCTTGAGCCGACCAACTAATTCGATCCCGTTCATGTCCGGCATGGCGAAGTCAATCAGCGCTAAGTCAACTGAGTTAGCGGAAAAGACGCCGATGGCCTCTGCCGCGGTGGTGGCTCCGATAACCCGGTAGCCTTTGATTTCCAGCATGTACCGCATGATGCTCATGTCGGTCTCGCTGGCGCTCGCGTAAAGGATTTTCTTGCGTGGTCTCATGACCAGAACCCGCCTCTCTGCTCCACGTTTCGGAATAACGTCTGCTCGGCCACGTACTCGCAGTTCGCCCGACCGGTCGGGCCCATTCTCTGTTTTGCCAAGATCAGCACGGCTTTCAACCTCTCCGTATCGTCGGCCTTTGAATCATAGTAACTTGGACGGTGGGGAAAAATCACTAAGTCGGCATCCTGCTCGATGTTGCCTGAATCTCTGAGGTCGCTCAACCTGGGCTCCCGATCATCTCGCTTCTCATTGGCCCGGCTCAACTGATGCAGTACAACAACCGGAGCATCCAACTCGACAGCCATAGCTTTCAGCCCGCGTGTGATGAAGCCTAGATCCTGGTCGCGGTTGCCGTACCGCTTCGACTCTTTCGGCAACTGGATGTAGTTCAACTGGTCAATCACGATCAGGTCCAGATGGCCGGTCTGCGCCTTCAGTCTCGACGCCTTTGCTTTGATCCTCTGGACTGACTGGTTACTCTGGTCATCGATGTAGAGCGGAGCGCCTACGATCTCATTCATGGCCTCCATGGCGTATCGCTTATTGGTGTCGCTCCACCGTCCCTCGCGGATGTCCTGCAGGCTGATTGTGCTGCGCATCGAAACCAGCCGGTGCAGGATGGCCTCTTTGCGCATCTCCATCGAGAACATCGCGGCTGTCTGATTGAGGTCGATAGCAGCGTGCGCGCACAGGCAGAGCCCTAGAGCGGTTTTTCCCATTGCCGGTCTGGCGCCCACGACAATCAACTCTTTCCGCTGAAAGCCGCAGGTGAGTGCATCCAGTTCTTTCAGGCCCGATGGCAGGCCGAGGTCGCGCGCGCTGTGCCGGAATACCGAATCAACGGACGGGTACTCTTTTCCTACGAAGTCGCCGAAGGTCTGGAGCGGCGACGAGATGCCCTGCTCCCCGATCTGCTGAAGCTGCGATTCGGCCGCGCCCAGTACGTCGAGAGCCGTCTCCCCCTGGTCGGCGGCGCGCGCGATCGATGCCGAACAGATCAGCATGAGCTTGCGGAGCAGGCTCTTATCCTTGACGATCAGTATGTATTCGCAGATGACCGGGCGACGCGGCAGCCCCTCGGTGAGCGAAGCTAAATAGGCCACTCCTCCAATCTGCTCGATCTCCTTGTAACGCGATAACTCATTCGACAGGGTAACAATGTCCACGGCGCGATGCGCGGCCATCAGTTCCGACATGCGTAGGAAGATACGGCGATGACTGTCTAGGCTGAAGTCTTCCGAGTCGAGCTTTTCGGCGGCCTCGGTGAACGCGGCGTTATCGAGCAAAATACTACCGAGAATTGTCTTCTCTGCATCAACATTGCAAGGCAGGCCGGTGTCGAACGCTAGGTTAGGCAGCGTCATGCGCGAACCTCATCCGCGTCGATGGATTCTTCCTCCATCAAATCGAAGAGTGTTGGAACTGCAATGGATCGCTCGGCTTCTTCTGCGTAGTGGTAGGCATCCGTCCAGTAGTTCGTAGCAAGCTCAACTCCATGCCCAATTCTGCCTAGTTTAACCGCGCGCATCGGCACCGTTCCTATCCCGGCAAACGGGTCAAAGACAATCTCTCCCGGCATCGAGAACTGGTTGATCGTCCGGTCCACAATATCAAACTGCATCGGACATACGTGCATCTCTCTGTTTGAGTTAGACTGGTTAAGGTTGAGCGTCCGCATTCGGGCAATGTCGGTCCACACGTCCTCATGCCAACTCTGAGGCTGCAACAGCATGAAGGTTGCCGGCAGGCGGCTACCGGCGATCTTGCAGGTACATTCAGCGCACTTGCGGTCTCCGGTATGAACGTGTCCGCATTCCTGGCACCGCTCCAAGCTCTCACTCAAACCAACATGCCGCTCAAAGTCGTAGACCTGACGCATGGAGTCCTGACGGAACAATTTGAAGATCCGCTCATGCGGAACCCCGACTAGGTCCTCTGCGGCTAAACAGCGGTTGCCATTCGAGCGCATGAACCCGTGCGCGTCAATCTGCCAGCGCGAGCGCGTGTAATTGGCTTTCTCTTTCACTACGGGCACATCGGCGTAGCCATTGCTGGTATCGGTCGGCGGCTTGCGAAAGAGCAGAAGGTATTCCGGCATTCCCGCACCCATGCGGCTGCCATCCTTGCACTGCTCGGTCCATCCCAGGCGATAGGTCTGATTGTTCTCTCGAACTACGTCGGTAACGATGGTTTTGCGTGCTAGAAAACCGAATCCTCCCTGAATAAAGTGGCGCACACAGTCGTCCGAGAATGGGTATACGGTTTGGAATCCCATGCCTGTCAATCCGCTGGGAGTGATCCGGTCTTTGACGTGTATAGCGGCTACGCGGCCGGGCCGGAGCACTTTGAGGAGTTCTGGGATTAGATAGTCCATCTGCGCCCAGAAATGCGCGTTCGATTCCGTATGTCCAAAGTCACGAAAGCTTGGCGAGTACTCGTACTGCGTGCTGAAAGGAATAGAAGTCACTATCAAGTCCACGCTGTTGTAAGGCATGGATCGACATTCGGGAACGCAGTCGTTATTGACCATCTTCCAGCTTGCGCCGCTCTTCTCGATTCGCTCCACTTCCATCTTGCGGTTCGCTTGATCGGCCAGCGCGTTAGCTCCCAAGCCATACTTGCGGATGATCGCCGTCATGTTAGCGACCAACTCGCGGTGTTTTTCCCACTTCTCTTCAAGGGCGCGCTTGATCTCGCGTTCCGCCTCGGTATAGATAATGTCGATGCGCACCGGATGTTTTTGCAGAAAGCGATGGATGCGGTGGATTGCCTGGATGAAGTCAAAGAATTTATAACCCACTCCAAGAAAGATCGCGTGATGACATTGCTGCAGGTTGACCCCCGCGCCGTACATGATGGGTTTGGAAACAAAAGCATCCGAACTGCCGCCGCGCCACTGAGCCATGAGAGTTTCTCGCTCGTCGATATCCTGGCTCCCATATAAAGATGAGTAGCTGATCTCCGACTCTTCGAGCAGCTTATCGACAGCCTTCTGCTCATCGTTCAAATCGCACCACACGATGAATTGGCCGCTCTCAGAGGCTTCGATGATGGCTCCCAACTTCTCGATTCTTCTTCCCAGGCTGTTGCGCTTTTCCGATGCCGCCGCGCTCAATCCAATGGCCGAGTTACGCAGTAGACGCCCCTGTCCTCTTGGCTCTATTCCGGCGTTCGCATGATCGCTTTCGACCTCATGCCATAGCACTTCCATATCCGGCATCTCGTAGCCGGTGGCGTCAAATCCGATATCTGAGGGCGATTGCAGAAAGACTCCCCACGTCGAACACCACAGCCAAAAGTCCTGCTCGCGGCTCGGCATCAGCGTAAGTTCGTCGGCATGCTCGGAGTTACGCTTGAAGAACTTCGTTTTCGCGTTCGATATATCCATCACATCAAGAAACGCTGAATAGGCCAGCAACTCGATAAAGTCGTTGGGGGATGGTGTCGCCGTCGCCACAAAGCGATAAATGCCGCTGCCCTCAAAGAATCCCATCATCGTGCGAAAGGTCTTAGTTCCACCAAATCCGCGCAGGCAGGCCGCTTCGTCGAGCGAGACAGCCAAAAACTCGCGCGGGTTCATCTTGCCGTCGCGCACCGTCTCATAGTTGGTGATATAAATTCCTGTCTCCGCGCATTCATCCACCGAGTGGACGAAGGTAAGAGTAATTCCCAACATCATCGCGTCGCGCATAAACTCCTGGCGCACGCCTAGCGGAGCTACAATGAGCCCACGGCCGCCAAGATGCTTGATAAGCAGGCGCAGAATCTCCAACTGGCAAACTGTCTTACCAAGGCCGAAAGATGCGAAGATGGCCGCTCGCCCCCGCTTCAGCGCCCAGCGTACAATAGCCCTCTGGTGAGGCTTCAAGATGGGATTGATCTCATTCTCATGGACCACGATACCCATATCGGGCATGGAGAGAACCTTCGCGCGTAAAAAGTCTTCGTAAGTGATTGTTTCATTCATGCGATCACCTCTAGAGTCTCGGTCTGGCCTGTGGCGCGGTAGTTTTCCGGCTGGCCGCAGTCGTTGTGGTGCAGTTTCCCGTCAGAGCCGATGTGCCACTTGTCGTGACGCCTGATCGGCTTGGCGCAGTCGGCGCAGATGCGTCGCCCTTTGGCCTGGGGCAGCGTCTGGCCGCACAGCGGACCCTTGGGCTTGGATGGCTCCTCGCTCCACTGCGTCGAGCGGCTTGTGTTGTTGCCCATCAATCTACCCTCTTAAAACTCAGCACCCACACCCACGGGTTCTTGTCCCAGCCGTAGCCGCGTTTGGCGTTGATGGATTGCCAGAGCGACTCAAAGCTATCTTTCGCGGTCCCACACCCGTCACTGTCTTCGCATGTCTGTAAGTAATCGATCCAACCGTGCTCTTCCGGGTTCCAGCCTTTCAGATCGCCACACCAATTCGGCTCGACTCCCTCAGCTCTCGCATCCGCTTCGGAAATATCCTGCAACCGCTCCACGCGCACGTCTGTCAGTTCGAGCGTGATGCGGCTGGCCCAGCGCGGCATGAAGAGCGGAGAGACATTGCCATGCGTGGATGCCTTCGGATAGGCCCAGGAGTCAGGGATCTTCGCGACTGGAAATACTCGATAGCCGCTGTCGGCCTTGTACTTGATTCCCACGTCTGCGGTGCGCCCGTATCCTTCAGGCTGCCATGTTTCCTTCACCCAGAGTCGGTCGCCGGGTTGGCCGTGAGGGCAATAGTGTCTGGAGTGTCCGACATATTCATAAACGGGATCAGTGAAGACCCATTCGCCTGTTGGCTGGTTATTTCTTCCGAGAAGCGGGAATATGAGCCTTGGCGAGGGACTATATTGCACCACACGCCGCGTCATCGTCTTGCGGCCTTCGAGGATTGCGCAGACCATCGGCCCGCTCATCAAAATCGGACGTTCTTTCACCGCCTTACCTCCCCGTTCTCGCCAGTTCCCTGACGTGAGTCGTGCTGATTTCGTCCTCGATACTTTCATCCAGAGCGATGAACGCCGTACCGGGCCGGTTCGCCGTGCGCTCCTGGGTAGTCGCCAGCAGAACTATCGCCTGATCCAGTTCCGATTCGTAGAGCAACTTGAGCAGCGCCACAGAGTCCTGGTCGCCGACAATGGTCTCGGAGTCGTCGAGGATGACGAATCCCCAGCCGGATACCACAGCCAGCGCCACAGAGAAGGCATTGGCGAACCTCAGTTTCTCCGACCGGCTCAGCATGTGCAACTGGCAGGCGTACCGGCTGCCCGCGCGCCGCACCGTGAACGACCATGGCTCGATTGATAGAGAGCATTCGTAGCCCCAGCGTGCAAGGCTCACATTGACCCGCTGTTCAAACGATCCGATGTGCTCGGCTATCAGGGTAGCCTTGATGCCCTTCGGCCCGAAATAGGCCAGCAGGCGTTCGAGCGTAGCCAACTGTGCATCTAGTTCGGCTTTACGCTTCATGGCCTTGTCGTGGTCACCCTTGAGAGCATCGGCCCGGCTGGCTGCTTCGAGGAAGCCGGTACCGAGCTGGATGCGGGTGTCCAGTTCGGCCAACTTCTCGAGGAGTGAGTCCGGCTTCGGCAGCGCATCGGGATTGATCTTCTCGGCCTCCTCGGTTGCGCTCTTCACTTCGCGCTCAAGTGACGCGATGCGCTTGTCGATCCGCGCGAAATCCTGCTCGACGGTGAGAGCCGCGTCCAGCTTCTTTTGTGCGCCGGCGGGGTCGCCCCAGGCTTTCCTGGCATCGCGGTCTGCACGGTTCAACTTCAAGAGAGAATCACGAGCGGCGATAAGCGGAGCGCCTAGAGCCTCGATCACATCGTCGGTGATGGATTGGAAGCAGGTCGGGCACTTCGGGGTTCCCTCAAGGCTGGCGACGGCTTTGATCTGCCGGTCAAAGGATTCAATGGACGAGTTCCGCGCCGAGACTGCCGCCTCAAGGTCTGCCGCCTGCTTTGCTCCCGCGGCCTCGGTCTCCAGTTTCTTGATAGCGGCTTTCGTCAGAGCGCCAGCGGCGATGGCCTCGCGCTCCTTTTGCTCATTCGCGATCTTGGCTTGCGCGTCAGCCGCTCGGCGCTCATGGTTGGCTTTCTGTTGATGAGCCTGGGCGATTGCGCCCGATAGCTCCTGTTGGCGGACGGCGATCTGTGTCCTTTCGCTCTGTCGAGTCGCCAGCGTGGACCGCACCTCCTCGATGGGTGGACCGTCGTACTTGGTGCCATCAGACGGAGGCCGCCACGCCTTGATGTCGCGGTTGACATCTGTGCGCGTTTTGAACGCCTTGTCGTAGCAGGCTTCGATGATGCGGAAGGGGGTCGCGCTCCAATCGGGAGTCATGCGTAGGCTGTGCAGGTCCGACTTGATGTTCTCTGGCCATTCGTAGGTAGCTGGCAGGATGATCGACGCGAGCAGGCTCTTCTGGTCGGCGGGATCGGAGTCGATGAAATAGCGGTTATTACAGAGGCAGGAGAGCACGTCCCTGTCGGCCTTCATGTCGTCGGCGAGCGGCACCGGGTTCCAGCCTTTGTCTTGCGGGTTGCGCCGGGTGACATTCAGGCCCGAGCGCATGGAGAGTGACGCCCTGTGCTCGACCGGCACGCCGTCAAGGTCGAGGAGTAGCTCGATTGCGCCAAGCTCCTGGCCGAAGCGGAGCAGGTCGGTTTGTTTGCGCTCCTTGGCTCCATCGGTCACGTCGCAGCGGCTGGTGAAGGCGAACTCGATGGAGTTCGCGAGGGTTGATTTCCCGGCATGATTGAGAGCCGATACCGTGGTCAGCCGCTCAAAGTCGATGGTCGTGTCTTTGTGGCTGCCTATGTTCGTGAGATGGGCTTGCGTGATTCGCATTGCGGTCATTCCTCCGTTTGGTTCGTGATGCTGGAAATCAGTTAATCGTATGGCAGTATCTTTCCATCGACGATCACAGCGTTTCCGCGATGGATGGGGCAAACGTCGATGGTGTCATTGAGACGAATAAGATGCTCGCTAATCCGAACCTGCCCACTGCCCAATGTCCGCGAGCAGCTTTCACACATCTCGGCATCGCAAGTCTTTTTTCCGTCCTCTGTAAGTGGGTAGTCGCAAAGCTTAGCTACCTTGCCGCGCTTGCAAAACGGGCAAATTTTCGCCTTACCTCCACTCCTTCCGCGGTTGATGTGGACTATGGTTCCATCGTCCATTTTGAGCCACTCGCAAGGCATGTCTACTCGCCTCCTTTGCAGTCCATGAGCCACATAAACCCACATCGCCCGCATGTGCAGTGGATGTGCTCTTTGTAAACGCCAAAGCAGGGTATCGACATGGGCACCGTTCCAAGCTGGCCGGTTACGATGTCTATCGTGGGCATCTGGACCTGGCTGTTCTGATCGCCCCGGCACCATGCGTACTGCTGAGCGCATCGACCGAATGCGAGCAGCAGGCGCCGGACGATGAACAGCCCAGCGCCGAGAGTTCCGCCGCACTTCGGGCAGACCGGATAACGCACGTAAGCGTGAACGGCTGGCACGCTTACTTTGTAGTCATCCGGGACCGCCTCAGCGTATTCGTGGATCATGGAGTGCCTCTCTTCAGTTTAGTCTCTGCCCAGGTTTGCGCCGTCCACCTGCGGACGGCTGCTCGGTCTCTGCCGCATGGAATGCCGCCAGTTCTTTTAGCCCGCTCTTGACGGGCGGAATGGTGACGACCGCGCCGGAGCGCCCTTTGGCTGTGTCGAGTGGGTTGCTGGCCTCCTCGTCGTTTTCGTCGTCGTCCTCCTCGTCGGCCTCGCCACTCAGGTTGAGTGAGCCCTGCGCCTTTACGGATTCGAGGAAGAAATCGCTGTGGATGTGCTCCCACTCCCACAGCCGAAGAGCCTCGGTCGCCGGAAGATATATCAGGAAGTCAAGAGAGACGAGCCTCTTCTCTCCAGTTCCCTCGCCGATCATGGCGAACTTATGGAGCAGCGCGCCCTGTATCGATACGGATGGCTCGACAGTTACATCGGCAGAGAACAGCCGGACGCTCATCGAATCAAACTCGACATCGATTGTCGCGCGGTTGGATGCGGAGTCCTGCTTCTCCATGACGGAGAACTGATCGAAAAACGGCGTGGGGCATTCAGTGAGTTCGGTATTGCTCAGGGGCATCGTGACGGAAAGCTTCATCCGCCGTTCTTTGCCCTTTGAGCGCAGAAGCTCGCCGCGCAGCAGTGTGCATTTGCGACGACGTGCTCCAAAGAAATCGCTTAACTTTCTTGCTTGTTTTCCCATACTCCCCCTTCAGTTAGTTCGTGAAAAATCTCCAAAATACCTTGTGGCCGCTTTACGGTATGCCTCCTGTGCGAGGCTTCATTGTCCCTGAAAATATTCTTCATTGTCCCTGTCGTCCACTGGCTTGTGCAGCCCGGTCTGGACCCGGCTGACCTTGGTCGCTACGGTGTCCATGATGGACTGGTGAAGCGGCGCGCGCTTCTTTGCCTTCAGGTACTGCTTCAACTTCGTCGCCGACACGCGCAGATTGGCAAACCAGTCGGTGTCTCCTGGCGTCATGTTCTTGTGCTCAAGCAGGGCCTCCATGGTCGGCAACAAGGGAAACTCCTGGCTATGCGTTTCTTTCGGCCCGAACTCGTAGGCATTTCCTATCCCGTCCACGTACCGCACAGACTGCCCGCTAGCCTGGACCCATTCTTTCAGCCGCTCATTGTTCTGTGCGCCGGCATACGACAGATACACAGCCCGCTTGATCCAGTCGCCTGCGCTTCCCTGCACCCACGGATTCACCATCGGGTCAATCGGGCATCCGTTATTGAGCAGCGGGCAATAGAGGCATTGCTTTGACGGGATGGCCTGTGCGCTCTCCGGATTCGCGTGAATGGCGAGCTGCTTCGCGCGGTAGTGCTCCAAGGTCGCCATCAGCCGCGGCAGGTCCTCGCGGGTATATTCTGCGATACGCTCGCAGTGCGCGTACCGGACGAACCGGAAGCGGAACAGAACCGACTGCAACTGGGGATTGAGCTGAAACCATGCCAAAGAGTACTCGTCACTCTGCTCGTCGGGCGCATCGAATGGGCGCATGTGGCTTTTCCAATCGTCGATCTGGCCTTCAGTCTCGCTGAGAAGTAAGCCCAAGTCGATGGTGCCCTCGTAGGCTACGCTGTGCGCAACAGCCCAGGCCTGCTTTTCTTCCCGGCTCCACTCTTTCGATTCCTCCGGAACGCGGATTGGCTTAAAGTCGGCATTGAGGCAGAACCATATCTCCGTGCCGGCCACGTGCTCAAAGTCAACCTGGTAGTTATCGCGCACGCCTTCGAGGATCTTGTATGCCTCGACGCCGACCGAGCGCGCGATATGGTCGAATGCTGCCCAGTCGGCCGAGACCTGGCGATTGACGCAGTAATTGGTATAAGTGGCGTGAACCTCGTGTACCTCTTCGCCGCGGTCGCTCGGTCCTGATGGCGGAGGCTTCATCCGGTCAATCTCGATGGCTTTGTAGCTGTGCTCGCAGGCGAGTAACTTGATGCGCGATTGCGAGAGTGGCGGAGCAGGCTTGATGGTTACTAACTCTGTGGTGATCATTTTCTCTCCTTGTGGAATAACTGCGGATGTGTGGCTTTCCCTGTTCCGTTGCACTCAGGGCAGATGCGGGTTACGGTGACCGGCTTGTGCTCGACCGTGCCGGGATGGGGAACTTGACGGCGGAGCCAGCCGATACCGTCGCAGGTCGGGCATCTCTGCGACGACATGCTAGTCATGAATCCGTTCGGCAGTAAGAACGCATTCCAGAGGAACCGCGAACACAGTGACGTTCCATTCCTCCTCGGTCTTACCGGCTTTCCAGAAGCGGCTGAATCTTCATCGTCGGCAAGATCGGCGACCATATCCTCAATCTCGCTCGCGATCCGCTTCAGTGCGCCCTGCGTACTCCGTAGACGCTGGACGGATTCCTGAAGCAACTTCCACGTGACATCTAAATCGCCGTCGGCTATGTCTCCTTGGGTGTCGAGGAAACTCTTCTCGCGCTGGCACGCCTCGGAAACCATCTGGCACCAGTTAGCGGCATCCTCGCGGGCTTCGGCCAGAATGCCATCGGCTTCCAGTTGGCGTGCCTTGAGTGCGGCTAGGGTGGCTTCGATTTGTGCGCGTGTGTTCATCAAAACCACTCTTT